CTTAACGGTATCACTCTTGATGAGAACCTTGCAGGAACAAATCCAAATCCAGAAGCAGAAGGAGCGTATCCGATTGCAACTTTGACTTGGATACTTGCATATGAAACAGGTAACGGTAAGAATACAGATGCAATCAAGACAACTTTATCAACTCTATTGAGTGATGAGTATCAAGATAAAGCAGGTAAGTTAGGATTCGTTCCTCTTAAAGGTGACATTCTTGAGAAGGCAAGAGCAGCAGTTGACAAGATCGGTAAATAGTTTTATAATATAAACGTATCGTAATTATTTTATGAGTGTAAGAATCGTACGAACAAGAAACGGTGAAGATGTTATCTGTGATCTTTATGAGGTCACAACTAAAGAAGATCCAAGTAAAGCAGTAGCATTTCAACTTAACAATCCATACATTGTATGGTTGCAAGGAAAGAAAACTGAAGAACCTAAAATTCTTGTTGAAGATGATGCAGGTGACATTGTAAGTAAAATCAAAGATCCCGATATCTACTTCCAACCTTGGATTCCTCTGTCTTCTAACAAACAAATTCTTTTGAAGTTAGAGGAAGTGGTAACCGCATATGAGACCTATCCAGAGGTCATCACTAAATACAACACATTAATCGAGGCAGATGGAGGAAAACCAAATCAAACTCCTGTTGATGAATCAACGGAGTGAATACCTTATTGGAAAGGTAACAGAGTTAGATGAGGAACCTAGTATCCTTATCGAAAAATGCTATGAAGTGACGGGTGAGGATACCATGATCCCGTTTCCAAAATACAGTTCACAACGTGATGTCTTCTTGACATCTGAAAATATCTTGAGTATACTAGATCCGACACCAAAACTGTTGGAAATCTACAATAAATTATGAGTTCTTTCTACACCAACATTCAACTAGCTGGTGACACTATACTTTACAGAGGGTATGAGAATGGAGAAGCGGTTCAATATCGCACATCCTTTTCTCCTACCCTTTATGTTTTGTCTAAGAAAAAAGAAAAGTTTACAACACTAGATGGGAGATATGTGTCTCCTGTCAAGTTTCATAATGCAAGAGAAGCAAGAGAGTTCATCAAACAGTATGAACATGTAGATAATTTTGAAGTTCATGGTTACGAAAGATTTGTTTATCAATTCATTCGTCAGCAGTATCCAGATGATGTTGACTACCACATTGATCAGATGAAAATCTATGCATTGGACATCGAGGTTCAATGTGAGAATGGATTCCCTGATGTAGAAGCAGCAGCAGAAGAAATGCTATCAATCACCATCAAAGATATGGTGACTAAAAAATATTACAGTTGGACAACTAGAGAGTTTGATGCACCAGATAATCTAGAGTTGAATGTCTCTTGGACAGAACAAGAGATGCTTACAAACTTTATTACATGGTGGGCACAAAACACTCCAGACATTCTAACTGGTTGGAACGTTAACTTGTATGACGTCCCATACATTGCTCGTCGAGTCAATCGTATTCTCGGTGAGAAATGGATGAAGAGTTTATCCCCATGGAATCGTGCAAATGAAAGAGAAGTATACGTCCAAGGTAGGAGGAATTACGCTTATGATATCTCTGGTGTTAATATCCTTGATTACCTCGACCTATATCGTAAGTTTACATACTCAAATCAGGAGTCTTATAGACTCGATCACATTGCCTTTGTCGAACTCGGACAAAGAAAAGTAAATCATGATGAGTATGAAAACTTCAAAGACTTCTATACATCTGATTGGCAGAAGTTTATGGAATACAACATTCAAGACGTTGAGTTGATTGACCGTCTTGAAGATAAGATGAAGTTGCTAGAACTAGCAATTACAATGTCTTATGATGCCAAAGCAAACTTTGAAGATGTGTATAGTCAGGTTCGTATGTGGGATACGATGATATATAACTATCTTACAGATAGAAACGTTGTTGTTCCCCCTCGAAAAGGAGCGAAGAAAGATGAAAAATACGCAGGAGCGTATGTCAAAGAACCGAAACCAGGATGCTATGATTGGGTTGTCAGTTTTGACCTCAATAGCCTGTATCCTCATCTTATTATGCAATACAATATCTCGCCCGAAACACTCAGGGAGACTAGACATCCCAGTGCAAGCGTTGAGAGAATCCTCAATCAGGAGTTGGAGATAAAGGAAGACTATTGTGTATGTGCAAACGGTGCCATGTATCGAAAAGATATTCATGGTTTCCTGCCAGAGATGATGCAGAAGATCTACGATGAACGTACGATCTACAAAAAGAAAATGCTTGCTGCAAAACAGCAACATGAAAACTCACCATCTAACAAACTAGTTGCTGACATTTCAAAGTTCAACAACATTCAGATGGCAAGAAAGATTCAACTTAACTCTGCCTATGGTGCTATCGGAAATCAATACTTCCGATACTACAATCTGGCAAATGCTGAGGCAATTACTTTGTCAGGGCAAGTTTCAATCCGTTGGATCGAAAACAAAATGAACGAGTATCTCAACAAGATACTCAAAACTACAGGAGAAGATTATGTTATTGCTAGTGATACTGATAGTATCTACCTCAATTTGGGTCCTCTGGTCGAGGCTGTATACAAGGGGAGAGAGGCAACTGATTCGAGCATCGTCTCTTTCCTTAATAAGGTGTGTGAGGTGGAACTTGAAAAATATATTACTAGTTCTTATGAAGCGTTGGCCACATATGTAAACGCATACGAACAGAAGATGGTCATGAAGCGTGAGAATATTGCCAACAAAGGTATCTGGACTGCCAAGAAAAGATATATTCTCAACGTTTGGGATAGTGAGGGTGTTCGCTATGAGAAACCTAAACTTAAGATCATGGGTATCGAAGCAGTTAAATCTTCTACACCTGCAGCATGTCGAACATCTATTCGTGATTGCCTAACAGTTATCATGAATGAAGATGAAGAGTCTGCACAGGGGTTTATTGCTGACTTCAAAAATCATTTTTCTTCTTTACCTATTGAAGACATCTCATTTCCTAGAGGTTGTAACAATCTAAATAAGTGGTCGAACCCTACAACGATCTATAGCAAAGGGACACCTATACATGTGAGAGGGGCACTGTTATATAACTTTTATAATAAGAAAAACAAACTTACTCACAAGTATCCCTTAATTCAAGATGGAGAGAAGATCAAGTTCGTCTATTTGAAGACTCCAAACAAAATCAACGAGAACATTATCAGTTATCTTAATACGTTCCCGAAAGAGTTTGGACTTGACAAACAGGTGGATTATGATCTACAATTTGAGAAGAGTTTCTTAGAACCCATCAAAGTGATTATGGACGTCATTGGTTGGCAACCAGAAAAAATCGCATCATTGGAGTTTCTATTTTCATGAAATATGTTGTTGAATACCAAAAAGCATTTGGTATCCCAGACAAAAGAGAACAAGTTTTTGACGATGAGTCAGAAGCAAAATGGTTTGAACGTGCTATGAAACGTACGAACTTTATTACTAAAATTACGGAGGTTGACGAGTGAGTTTTCTGAAGACAGTTGTATCAGAAATTGGAAATGAATATGCAGGACTAGTATCAGACGGAGTTTCTGCAGGTGATACAAAAGATTATATTGATACTGGTTCTTATGTCTTTAATGCCTTAGTTTCTGGATCAATTTATGGCGGTGTGCCAAGCAATAAAATCACAGCGATTGCAGGTGAATCATCAACTGGTAAAACTTTCTTTTGCCTTGGTATTGTGCAACACTTTCTAGATTCTGATCCTGATGCAGGTGTAATTTATTTTGAATCTGAGTCTGCTATTAGCAAACAAATGATTGTTGATAGAGGTATTGATGCAGATAGAATGATGATCGTTCCTGTGTCTACTATCGAAGAGTTTAGAACTCAATCCTGCAGGATTCTTGACAAATATATGGAACAGAATGAGTCTGATCGCAAACCTATGATGTTTGTATTAGATTCTCTTGGTATGCTTGCTAGTAATAAAGAAGTTGAAGACGTTGCTAATGATAAGAATGTCAGGGATATGACAAAAAGTCAACTAATTAAAGGTGCGTTTCGTGTTCTTACGCTAAAATTAGGTAAAGCAAACGTTCCTATGCTCGTAACGAATCATACATATGATGTCATAGGAAGTTATATTCCAACGAAAGAAATGGGAGGTGGAAGTGGACTCAAATACGCTTCATCAACAATTGTATATCTATCAAAGAAGAAGGAAAAAGATGGTACGGAGGTTGTTGGAAATATTATCAAATGTAAAGCCCAAAAATCCCGACTAACAAAAGAGAATTCTATTGTAGAGACACGGTTATATTATGATCGTGGACTTGATAGGTATTATGGATTACTAGAATTAGGTGAAAAGCATGGAGTATTCACACGCAAAGGTAATCGTATTATGGTTGGTGAAACTTCTGTATATCCTAAATCCATTCTTGCTGATCCCGAAAAGTATTTTACTGATGAAGTAATGGAAGCATTAGACGAGGCAGCAAAGAAGGAGTTTCGATATGGTCACTAATCTTACTGACTACATTAAATGCTATGATGATATGTTTGAAGAGGATTTT